GATCAACCTCGCCATCATTAAACGTGATGCGTTGAACATCGATGTTCGGGCGTTCTTTCAGAGCCCAGAATGCTTCCGTGATTAATATCGTCGCCTGTTCCTGTGTCATTCCTGGTCGGCACACCCAGGCATCCAGAGCCTCACAAACCTGTTCAGGGGTGATTTTCATTGTTCAACCGCCCCGCCCGCTTTGCCTTACGATATTCGTCATAAACTTTGGGGTCGTACTGAAGTTCCCCGCCGGATGCCTCTTGCAGGCGCATCGCGCGACCTTCAGGTACTAGCTCCCCTTTCCAGCTATAAAGCGAAGCCAAACGAATACCAGCAGCTTGTGCAAGTTTTGTTTTTGAACCGAAATACAAAAGTGCGTCAGTTTTAAGCATTTAAAGCACCTTAATTGTTAGCCATGACTAACAAAATAAATGTTAACAAAAACATAGTCAATAAGATTTAGCATTAGCTAACTATGGATACAAAAAATTTAACCATTGGCGAACGCATTAGATATCGCCGAAAAAACCTCAAATACACCCAAAGGTCTCTTGCTAAAGTCCTGAAAATTTCTCACGTATCGGTTTCACAATGGGAGCGGGATGATAGCGAACCTACAGGAAAGAATCTTTTTGCCCTCAGCAAAGTACTGCAGTGCTCGCCAACATGGATTCTATTTGGCGATGAAGACAAGCAGCCATCACCACCTATTGAGGAGCCAGTTGCTCTATCCCCCAAAGAACATGAGCTCCTTGAGCTTTTTAATGCATTGCCTGAATCAGAACAGGATGCTCAGCTCACCGAGATGCGCGCCCGAGTAAAAAATTTCAACAAACTCTTTGAAGAGTTATTAAAAGCCCGTCAACGAACAAACAAAAGATAACGCAATCAATGCGTTATCTTTTTGGTTGCCCAAAATGTTAGCCATGACAAACAAAAATACTTGACCAAACTGTTAGTCATGGCTAATCTTGCTTGCATCAAGACACCGCACGGTGTTCTCAGCAAACAGTTCCGCTACCCCGGCGTTAAGGGGAAATGAGGTCAGCATGGATACTATCGATCTTGGCAACAGCGAATCTCTGGTATGTGGCGTGTTCCCCAACCAGGACGGCACGTTCACCGCGATGACGTATACCAAAAGCAAAACGTTTAAAACCGAAAATGGTGCCCGTCGCTGGCTGGAAAGAAACTCAGGTGAGTGATATGGATTTCGACACAATCATGGAAAAGGCTTATGAAGAATACTTCGAAGGTCTTGCCGACGGCGAAGAAGCTCTCAGCTTCAACGAATTTAAACAGGCGCTTTCCAGCTCGGCAAAATCTAACGGCTGATAAGCGAAACAGCACCGCGAGGAATCAGTATGCAGAAACGAGAACCCGTCATCATCGCACCAGACTATACCGATGATGAACTTTATGAGTGGATGCGCCAGAAAATTAATGCAGCGCAGGATCTGAAATGGGCCAATGAAGCCAGGGCTAAGCAGGCTGAAAAACTGTCCGCTCTGGAGCAGGATATCACCAATCTGGAAAAAGCAGCGGCATTAAGCATTGCCAGAATGATTACATACCCGCGTTAATAGCTAACCAACGAAGCTAAGGTTGGTAATTAAGTAGTTCTCCACGGGTGAGGTGGAGTGCGTGCGCCGGACGCGGGTGAGCATCCGGCACTGACAGTTTACTGAAAGGATATTTCCCTGAAAAGTCAGACCATAACGCGAAAGCGCACGGCGAGGTAGCTGGTTCATAGATAGCCTGTCGTTAAATTTTCGTCGACCGTGCGCTTCCGGTTGTGGCAACCCGCGAAATGGTGCGGCGGTAAGTATGGCGGGGTTATTTCTTCCCCGTTGAGGACACCGGGTTGTCAGGTTGACCATACGCTTAAGTGACAACCCCGCTGCAACGCCTTCTGTTATCAATTTTCTGGTGACGTTTGGCGGTATCAGTTTTACTCCGTGACTGCTCTGCCGCCCTTTTTAAAGTGAATTTTGTGATGTGGTGAATGCGGCTGAGCGCACGCGGAACAGTTAAAGCTAAAAACAGCGTTATGGGTGATTCTGTATTCCGGCGTTAATTGTTAACTGGTTAACGTCACCTGGAGGCACCAGGCACCACATCACAAAATTCATTGTTGAGGACGCGATAATGGAAACGTCACTACCAAACGTTAATACGTCTGAAGGGTGTTTTAATATTGGTATTCTGCTCAGTAACCGGGAGTTTACTGAAGACGCCATCAGGATGAGAAAATATGAGCCTTATCTTCTCAATGATAATTCCATACTCTCCAGAATTGCCCTTCTTGAACTTGGCATTTTCGGAGGGCAGCAGTGAGTTCAGCGTTTGCACTGATGATGACGGTTTTTCTTATAACAGGTGAGCCACAGAATGTGATTACCGGAATTTATGCCAGTAAAGAATCCTGCCATCAGGCAAGAGACGAGCAAAAAATTTCCGGTGAATGTCTCCCGTTAAACAAAGTATCGCTGTACCTGAATAACGAAATACCGGCTGGATAACCCGCCAGCCGTATTAACGCCATACCCGTTGATTAAGCATGCCAGCAATGGCAGGGATTCGTACAACCTTAAAATAGTTATGAGGTTTATCAATGAGCACTGATAAAGAAGAAATTGCACTGTATTACGAAGCCAAAAATGACAAAGTCAGAAAACGCCTTGGGATTAAAGGCGGTTTTTACTGGCGCACAGCAAAAAAATTATCGGTTGCAATATCACGGGGTGTTGTCGCAATGGACGATGCTGGATTTGACGAAGAGGATTTCAAAAAACCTGTTCGCGTGAATTTGCCCATTGTTAATGACCTGCCGCCTGAAGGTGTGTTCGATACTGAATTCTGCAACCGCTATGAAAAAGGCGGGGAAGATGGCATCACAATGATATTTATAGCGCCTTCCCCCTCAGTTCAGGACAAACCAGCCAGCTCTGACAATACCAACGTCAATGGCGAAGACATGGCTGAGATTGAGGATAATATGCTCCTGCCGATTTCCGGTCAGGAACTGCCCATTCGCTGGCTTGCGCAACATGGCAGCGAAAAACCGGTAACGCACGTTTCACGGGAAGAACTTCAGGCATTACATATCGCACGAGCTGAAGAACTGCCTGCTGTTACTGCCCTGGCTATTTCCCACAACACAAAGCTGCTCGACCCGCTGGAGATTCGCGACCTTCACAAACTGGTACGCGACACAGACAAAGTTTTCCCTAATCCCGTTAATTCCAGTCTGGGGTTAATGACTGCTTTTTTCGAAGCATACCTGGACGCTGACTATACCGATCGAGGTCTGCTGACAAAAGAGTGGATGAAAGGAAATCGTGTTTTACGCATCAGCCGCACGCCATCCGGCGCTAATGCTGGCGGAGGAATTCTTACCGATCGCGGTGAAGGTTTTGTCCACGATGATGCGTCAGTAGAACGTGACGTTGCCGCTGGCGTTCTGGCCCGTTCAATGGACATCGATATTTACAATCCACATCCGGCACACGCCAAACGCATTGAAGAAATCGTTTCAGAGAATAAGCCGCCCTTTTCTGTTTTTCGTGACAAATTCATCGCCATGCCTGGTCACCTGGATTATTCCCGCGCGATAGTGGTTGCGTCCGTGAAAGAAGCACCAATTGGTATCGAGGCTACTCCCCACCGTGTTACCGAATATCTGAACAAAGTACTGACCGAAACCGACCATGCCAACCCTGATCCAGAAATCGTGGATATTGCCTGCGGTCGCTCCTCTGCTCCAATGCCGCAGCGTGTAACAAAAGAAGGAAAACAGGATGATGAAGAAAAACCGCAGCCATCTGGCGCAATGGCAGATGAACAGGCAACGACTGAAGCAGTGGAACCGGATACAACTGAACATAATCAGGACACGCAGTCGATGGATGCTCAGCCACAGATAAATTCTGTTGATGCGAAATATCAGAAACTGCGGGCAGAACTCCATGAAGCCCGGAAAAACATTCCGCCCCAAAATCCTGTCGATGCAGACAAATTACTGGCTGCCTCTCGCGGAGAATTTGTTGAAGGGATTAGCGACCCGAATGATCCGAAATGGATTAAGGGGATCCAGACCCGCGATTCTGTGTACCAGAATCAGCCAGAAACGGAACAGAACGACCAGAAAGCGGAACAGAACAGCCCAAATACGCAACAAAACGAGCCAGAAACGAAACAACCTGAACCAGTAGTGCAACAGGAACCGGAAAAGATCTGCACCGCCTGCGGTCAGAGGAGTGGCGGCAACTGCCCTGATTGTGGCGCGGTGATGGGCGACGCAACATACCAGGAAACATTCGATGACAAGAACCTGGTTGAAGTTCAGGAAGACGATTCGGAGAAAATGGAAGGCGCTGAACATCCACACAAGGAGAATGCTGGCAGCGCTCAGGACCACGCCAGCGATAGTGAAACTGGCGAGACGGCAGATCCCTTAATTACGGTGAACGGTCATCGCATTATCACATCCACCAGCAGGACGTGTGACCATCTAATGATCGACCTTGAAACCATGGGAAAAAATCCTGATGCCCCGATTATCTCAATAGGTGCA